TAGAGTCTTTACCGCCGGACAGCGAGACAACGTGTTTTATAGGTTTTTCCATTGTGTCTCCTTATATAAACAAAAGCCCGCGTCCGTCATAAACGCTGGCACTGGTATCATTACCACAGCGAATCGCACGGTCAAGCGCCATAATCGTCGCAACTGCGCCGTCAATCTTTTCTGTGGATTTTTCTTTGTCGGGTTTAATATTACCCGCCGGGTCTGTACGGATATAGATGTTGTCCATCATCCATCGAAGTACCGGGTGTCCTTCGTGAGCAATGCTCTGTTCCAACACCAGCTTCATCAGCTCTTTGGTCGGTGGCGACATATCCTTAAAGCCCTGTCCGAAAGGAACGACCGTGAATCCCATTCCCTCAAGGTTCTGCACCATTTGAACGGCTCCCCAGCGGTCAAAAGCAATCTCCCGAATATTGAAGCGCTCACCAAGACGCTCGATGAATTTCTCGATGTACCCATAGTGAACAACGTTGCCCTCGGTGGTTTGCAGATACCCTTGCCGTTCCCAAACATCATACGGCACGTGGTCGCGCCGGACACGAAGCTCAAGGCAATCTTCGGGAATCCAGAAGTACGGAAGAATTACAAAGCGGTCATCTTCGTCCCCCGGCGGGAAGACCAAAACAAAAGCCGTAATATCCGTAGTCGAAGAAAGGTCAAGTCCACCATAGCAAACACGCCCTTCAAGGTCATCCTCATTGGTGGCAAAAGCGCATTTGTCCCACTTATCCATCGGCATCCAACGCACCGCTTGCTTGACCCACTGATTCAAACGGAGCTGTCTGAATGCGTTCTCTTCAGCCGGGTTTTGCATTGCAGACTCACAAGCGGCACGAACCTTGTCGATGCCGACGGTAATTCCAAGGGAAGGATTGGCTTTCTTCCATACCTTGGGGTCAGTCCAATCGTCTCCCTCATCTGCGCCGTAAATAACGGGATAAAAGGTGGGGTCGATTTTTCTGCCCTCAAGAATGTCTTTTGCCTTTTGATGTGTTTCGTAGCAGATGGATTTCGTATCTGTTCCCGCTGTGGTTATAAGAAAATACAGCGGTTGCATACGAGCATCTCCCGAACCCTTTGTCATAACGTCAAAGAGCTTTCGATTCGGCTGCGTATGAAGCTCATCAAAAACAACACCATGTATATTAAAGCCGTGCTTGGAGTAGGCCTCGGCTGAAAGAACTTGATAAAAGCTGTTTGTCGGATTATATACGATACGCTTTGCAGCGGTAAGTATCTTCACCCTTTTCGACAGTGCGGGACACATACGCACCATATCTGCGGCAACCTCGAAAACGATGGAAGCCTGTTGACGGTCAGCGGCACAGCCGTAAACCTCGGCACGTTCCTCATAATCTCCGCAGGTAAGAAGCAATGCCACTGCTGCGGCAAGCTCCGACTTGCCCATTTTTTTAGGAATTTCGATGTATGCGGTATTGAACTGCCTATAACCATTTGGCTTTAATATTCCAAACAGATCGCGGATGATTTGCTCTTGCCAATCAAGAAGCTCGAACCGTTTCCCCGCCCATGTGCCTTTTGTGTGGCAGAGTTGCTCTATAAAATCTACAGCGTGGTCGGCAGCAACTTCGTTGTAGCGAGAGTCTTTTGCCTTGAACTTCGTTGGCTTGTATTTCTTTCTCTGTGCGATGATGCCGCCTCCTTTCAGTGTAATAAAAAAACAGCCCATCGGCTGTAACGAGGAAAGAGCCTCTCGGCTCAATCCCTTTGGTATTAAAATGATGTGTATTCGGTCATTCTCGGCTCTCCCTTTAAAATCGTAAAGGTACAGCCGCCGTAAAACTTATCTCCGTCCTTGGCGGTAAGGCTCCACTCAAGAGCACGTGTAATCGTGCTGTCTTGCATTCGACAACCATCGGCACGTATCTGCAAAAGCAATGCTTTTAGGTCTTTTGAGGATCGGCAGTGAAAGCAATATTCGCCTGCGATGCTGTATTCTGCGTGGTAAATCATAACTCTTCACCTGTCAGGATAAAATGAACGTAGGCTTTCTTGTTTTCTTCAATGAACATCACGAGCTCATATAAATCCATACCAAAAGCGATTTTTTGAACGGCATTGGTATCAAACATATTCGTAAGACCCGTGTCGCGGATCTTTAGGATTTGTTCTTTGATCTGCTCACTCATCATCGGCAATCCTCCTGCAAGCATCCTCACCATAAACAACACCAAGTCCCGAACCGCAGTCCCAACGCACGTGGATCGTGCCAACGTCATCAATGCACCGAACAGTTCCGCGGCATCCGGGGACAAGGGTTGTGTTGTAAGGGTCGTTCATTTTCGTAAGCTCAACGCGGCATCCGATAGGATATTCTTTTTTGAGCCTTGCCAAGGCTTCCTTACTGATTATGAACATCATTCCGTCACCCCCTTTGCGCCACTTTTAAATGCGGAAGAGCCTGAAAGGTTGCGAAGAAGTATTTTGCGCTCGGTCTTATATTCCTCACCGATGAATCCAAGGCGCAAAAGAAAGCAGCGGAATGCGTATTTTTCGTTGTCCACCGCTTTTTCTTTTGCGGTGATGCGTTTCTGCGTTCTTGCCATATTGCAAAGTGCCGTGATGAAATGCATATAAGCGGTTACCTCGGTTGTATCGCCGTAGGGTCGGAACCAAGGGAACTCGATGCGGTCTCCTACCTTGTTTATGGGAAGAGTGTCAGCGCCGAGCGCTTTCTTTATAAGGTTGCCCTTGGCGTCAACGATTGCCTGAAGGTTTACAAGTGCTGTGTCGGTAAGCTCGGTGGCGGGTATCTGAATGCTGATTCCCGTGGGGTCGCCTACTGCCTTGAAGCTGTCATCGGTTTCGTCCTCTTCGGTGTGGCTCTGGTCAATGTCAAAGCCCTCATCATAGATGTGTTCAAGCAAACGCTCGACCACTTCGCTGTCAATAAGGTCGCTGAAGGTAAGGCTTCCGTCCTTTTCAATGGTGAAGCGGTCGATTTCGTATGCGAAGGTAGGTGCGCCGCAGTAGTGAGCTTCTTCACCGAGCCACGTTGCGATGGTTTTTACGAGGCGCTTGCGTTCTGCGCCTTGGGCGTTGATTGTGATTGTCATTGCTATTCCCTCCTTAAGCCTCAAGCAGTTCTTTGAGTTTGGCGTTAACCGCGGCCGTTCCAACCGCTATGGTTTCGATGTAGCCTTTGGAAAGAATAACCTGATCGAGTCCGTTGACGCCAAGCGTGTACTTACGCGCACCGTATTTTGCGTTCACCTTATTCCAAAGTGTTTTGGTGTTTTCTGTAATTGCGGATAATCCTTTTTTTGCAGTCATGTGTGTTACCTCCTTGTTCTTTGGTATACACATATTAACTCTAAAACCGATAAATATCCAGTCATTTTGGAGATAATTATGTGTAGAATACAGGGGGTCTTATTCGGCATCATTTTGTGTATAGTACACGATACCCGCAAGCACAAAAAATACGCACGGCAGAGCCACACCATTGCCCCAGAGCTTATACTCTGCTGAATCGGAGTGCGGGTTGGAGAGCCACTTGCGGACTTGCTTTTCGGTCTTGGGTTTGCAAGCGCCTATGACCCTTGCATAAGTGTTCCATACCTCAATCCAGAAAGCAACCGATTCATCGGTAGGATTCTGTTCTTCAAGGTCCTCACACCAGTAATCCGGGAAACCTTGAAGTCTTGCACATTCCGTAGGGGTCAACCTCCGCACAGTATAGCTTGCTTCCATCACCCCGTTATGATGTCCGGGACAGGTACCATTGACAACGGTATTGCCACAGTCTTCAAGGAAATACTGACCGACATCGCGGGAAGCCGAAGGATCAAAGCCGTAAGGATATGCCACAGCACCCGGTCCTTTTGCCACCATCGTAGGTTGTGTTTCTTCCGAGAAGGACGGAGCGAATTTTGCGTTCTTGCCTTGGTTAAAGGTATCTCGACCGATACCATAGCAAACGGCATTAGGGTCTTTGAAGTCTCTCGCCATAAGCGTTGGGGACTTATCTTCCTCTACTTGCGTAAAGCTCCCCGTGGTCATTGCATAAACGGCGTGACGGTCGATGGTGTTTAAGGTAAAGGATATATCCTCGCTGATACCATCGCCTTGGGGACCGTTGCTATCTTTACGGCCAATCATCGAGCCTTGCAAACAAACAGCGGGTTCTCCGCCGTGCGTACAAGTTAGCGTGGGAGCCTTCTCTTCGGTTACGTTGCAAGAGGACTTACCGCCACCCTGATCCACACAAACAACTGCAATGCCACCTTGATTGCAAGATGGATTTCCACCGTTGCCATCAAGGGTACGAGAAGTATCCGCAGCATAAATGCCGCTGTGGGGATTGGCGGATTTCATTGCGTTACTGTCCTTGGAACAGATGCCGAAGGGCTGAAGCACACAGTTGAAATTGTCCTTATCGGGCATACGCTGATTGCCGCCTGCATTCTTAGTGGTCAAAGCTCCTGTGACTTGCTTTCCATCCCAGTTAGAAGGAACAAAAACTGTCTGGTCATTGTTGCAAGCAAGAGTCGCAGATTTATCTTCTTGGATAAGCGCACCCTTGCCACCACCTTCACAGCCGCAGCGGATTTTCATAACAAGCGGTACATTGTTTCCGCCCGTTCCCATACGTGAAGTCAGGGTTTGAATCGAATCCCCTTCCTCCACCTTGATTCTACCATCAGCGGGATGATTTTCAAGCGCAATGGCGGCAGGAACAACACCCGCACGGAGCGTAGGAGAACGCTCCTCCTCATAACCGATGCTACGGCTATTAGCCGAATGCTCGGTACAAAAGCCTGCGCTGTCCATCACACAAGGCGGGTGATGCGCCTCGGCTCGAAGCGTACAAGTTACCTCATCGGTAACATCCATACGATTGCCGCCTTGGTCGTTAAGCACTACGCCGTTGCGCCCCGTGGACATACCGCAGTTGACACCGAGAGTGGAAGCCTTATCACTTACGCTTCCGTTGTACCCATCGATGCTTGACGCTCCAGAGCAACCTTCAAGATTGTTGGTAACTCTTTGCCACGCACGGAAGCCCTCCGCAG